CTTATTAATGATAAGAATAAAAAATCAAGGTGGAACAAATGCAACAGCATATCCGTCTATTGAGATTGATATACCAAAAGGCGATACGTCAAAGAAAACAAACGGTACATTTTCATACAGTGAAAACGCACAGATGAAATGGCATCCAGACGGAAAAATGCACGTGGTTGCAACTGAACCACACGATCCTAGTTCAGATAAAATTAGTATTGAAGAAGCAAAAAAATGGATGAATACAGATCAGTTTCAGCATACTGTAACTGAAGGAGTAAAACACTCAGTAACTAAAGGCAAGAAGCATGATCCTTTAGTGAAACAGCAAACAGAAAAGTATAATCGTAAGCGGATTGCAATTGATCCAAAAACCGGCAAACCAACCGGTCATGTGTTTGGGGGACTATAATTAGATGGCAAGACAAATTCATTTAAGCGGAGACGTATCAACTTCTAAAATAAAAAAAGATGAGTCATATACAAGTATAGATTCGGGTCCTTATGTTGCTGTTGTAAAACAAAATTATGATCCAGAAAAAATGGGTAGAATTAAAGTTCTTATTCCTGCTTTGTCAAAAACAACTGAACCTGCACAGTCTGATCTAGTAACTTGTCAGTATCTAACACCTTTTTATGGTGTAAAAAGTTTAAACGCAACCGATAAATCTGATCCTTATGATTATGCAAATACACAACACTCATATGGTATGTGGGCAACACCACCGGACATAGATACCAGAGTACTTGTAATTTTTGCAGAAGGAAAAATTTCTCAAGCATTTTGGATAGGATGTATACAAGATGCATATGCTAACCACATGATTCCGGGTATTGCGGCATCTGAACAAACTAAAACAAAAGATGTAAAAGGTCATCATTCAGCAGGATTATCAAAAGAAACTGTGTATGGTACAAATTCTGTGCCTGCAGGAGAAGTAAACAAAAGAGCATGGAACGTTAATGGCGGAAACTATAATAAAATTTCAAAACCTATACACCCACTTGCAGAAACATTAAGAAAGCAAGGATTAATACAAGATGATGTTAGAGGAACAACGACATCTTCAGCAAGGAGAGAATCTCCTAGTACAGTGTTTGGTATTAGTACACCAGGACCGTTGGATAGATCTCCAACAGCAAAAAAATATAAATTAGGTGCAATAGATAATCCACAAGAGCAAGAAGTAAACAGATTACCAGGGCATACGTTCGTTATGGACGATGGCGATCTGCAACAAGACAATCAACATATTAGATTAAGAACATCAACAGGACACCAAATATTATTACACGACACAGAAGGAGTAATTTACATTGGATCAGCATCAGGAGAATCTTGGGTTCAACTTGCATCTAATGGAGCAATAGACATATACGCAGGTGGCGGATTAAATGTACGTTCAACAAACAACATAAACTTTCATAGTGATGCAAATATTAATATGTTTGCTAAAGGACAAATTAAAATGAAAGCAAAAGATAAAATTGTTGTTGACGGAAGAAACATTCAGCAAATTGCAGACAACGATATAAAATTACACGCAGTTGGAGGATCGTTATCAACTAAAGCACCAGCAGGCGCAATATTATCTTATGCAGGTACAGGTCAAGAACATCACTCCGGAGGACAAGTACACCTTGCAGGTACTGAAGTTCACCATAACACAATTACAGCAAACGTAGAAGTTGTTAAAGATTTAATTAGAACAGATTTATTATCAGAAGATCCAGCAGGAACGAATACTTTAGTTACGCCAATTGGTGACGTTAATTCTGCTAACAAGGTTAGACCAAAACCTTTAAAATGGCAAGATGGTATTAATGAGTCTATGGACGGTATGAGAGTACCAACGCACGAACCATTTGAACATCATTATGGATTAACAAGAGGCATGAATACTTTTGCTGGAGCATCAGCAAACGATGATAATGTTGTAGCAAAATCTAAAAATCCTGATAATGTAGAAAGTATTGCACAATCAAACAGAGTAAGTTCAAATGAAGTTATTAAAGCAGATCAATTAAAAGCAGATTTAGAAGAAAAAATTAAATCTTTAAATTTAGAAAAATCAATTGATATAGAAAAAATTCAATCAGTTGCAGAATCATTTGCAAAAGATTATGCCAAAGCATTTGATTTAGCAAACGCAAAACCAGAGGCACCAGGCCCATGGAATAATTTTGGAAAAGATATTAAACCAATAGGTCCTTTTAATGTTAAGAAAATCACAGCATTAGCAAACGAAACGTCATCTATGTTTAAAGAATCAGTAGATTCATTACTTTCAGGTGATGCAACAAATATGTTTAAAGATAAAGTGTTTGTAAACACAGACGGACTATTAAATGTAAAAGGTAATTTAGCAAAAATGATAAAAACTAAAAATCTTCCTTTAGATGGAAATTTATCTAAATTAACAGAAGGTGCAAAAAGTATTGGTAACGTTTTAGGAGATTCTATAGTTAAAAATGCAGAAACAATAGTTTCACCTCATTTAGAAGGTCCTGTCACAAAAGAGTCAATATCAGTTGATGTAAATAAGATAAAGAGTGTACATAAACACGTAGTAGGAAACAAAGTGGTTGCAGTTACTGAAGTTAGTAAAATAAAAGATAAATTGGGCAAACTATTAGCATCGGTAAGTAAAAATATAGGAAAAGAATTTGGATTTGATGCTTCTATGTTTTCAAACATTGATACTTCTGCGTTTTCGGACTTTTCTAACTTTTCTGGCGATTACGATATTGACAGATTAGACGCAGACGGCGGAATGTATGACGCTTGGGGTGGAGAAGAGAATTTTAGAAAAGCACAAGACGAGGCACTAAAAAAAGCAAGTTCCGGCGAAGGTTGGGGTTGGCAAAAGAAAAAGAAGAAAGATATTAATGTCGATTGGAGTTATAAAAACGTTAAAAAGGATTATGAATAATGGCTGACGAGAAAAACAATATACCTAAAAGAGGAAACGCATTTAAAGGATTTAGTTCACGTGCGGATAATTCTAACTTTAAACTGTATGATTTTGAGTTGATCAAGCAAGATTTAATGAACAGATTGTCTGTGAGAAAAGGTGAAAGAGTAGAAAATCCTGCGTTTGGTACTATTATATACGACGCATTGTTTGAGCCATTAACAGAAGCAACAAGACAATTAATAATTGATGACGTAACTGAGCAATTAAATGCAGATCAGCGTCTAGCAACAAACGAAATTATAGTAGAAGAATATGAGCACGGTATTGCAATTCAGGCGTCTTTAACATACGTTCCATACAATATCACTGAAAAATTGGTATTCAAGTTTGACAGAGATACGTCTTTACGCCTATCTTAATATACGCACATAATTAATACTATAAATATCGTTATTAAAGTATTATGGCCACAAAAAGACAAAACAGATTATTAGTAGCAGAGGATTGGAGAAAGATCTATACTGCTTTTCAATCAGCGGATTTCAAATCTTATGATTTTGAGACCATGCGTAGAACTATGGTTGCATATCTGCAAGAAAACTATCCAGATGATTTTAACGATTTTGTTGAGAGTTCTGAATATGTTGCACTATTAGATTTAATTGCTTATGTGGCACAATCATTATCTTTCAGAGTTGACTTAAATGCAAGAGAAAATTTCTTAGAAACAGCATCAAGACGAGATTCAGTTTTAAGATTAGCAAGACTTATTAACTACAACGCCGCTAGAAATAAACCAGCAGTTGGAATGTTAAAATTTACATCAGTATCAACTACTGAAGAAATAAAAGATAGTGCAGGTCAAAGTTTAGCAGGATTAACAATACGTTGGAACGATGCGGCAAATCCGAATTACAGAGAACACTTTATTAATATACTTGAAGGGTTAAACCAAACAGGACAAACTTTTGGAAAACCGTTAGAGTCAGGTAAAATTGGAAATATATCTACAGAAATTTACGCAACAAGATCTAGTAATACAGATGTACCAATGTATACTTTTTCAAGACCAGTAAGCGGTATAACAAGAAAATTTGAAATTGTTCCATCAACAATACTTCAACAAGATTACATTTACGAAAGATTACCTCTACCAGGCGGTTCGTTCTCATACGTATATAGAACTGACGGAGCAGGTGATTCTTCAAACAACACAGGATTTTTTGCTTTGTTCAAAGAAGGAACATTACAGTCAGAAGATTTTACAATAACAGATTCAACAACAAATTTAGTACAACCTTTAGGTGCTAACAATATAAATGATTCAGATGTTTGGCTATGGCAGTTAGATGATTTTGGCCAACCTTATTCTTTATGGAAAAATGTTCCATCACTTGCAGGTAACAATGCAATTTATAATTCTGTTCAGTCAAGTGTAAGAAACATTTACAACACAGTTACTAGAGCAAACGATAGTGTTGATTTAGTATTTGGAGACGGTAACTTTGCAGATATTCCTATGGGAAGATTCAGAGCATATTACAGAACAAGTGCAAATGAAAGATACACAATTCAACCTGCAGATATGCAAAGTATACAATTTAATATTCCATACTTAGATAAAAATGGTGCAAATCAAACTTTAACTATTGGAGCAAGTTTACAACAAACACTTTATAATTCTGCACAATCAGAATCAAGTGCATCAATTAGAGAAAAAGCACCACAAGTTTATTATTCACAAGATAGAATGATAACAGCAGAAGATTACAATGTTGTGCCTTTAAAAGCATCACAAGAAATTATTAAAATTAGATCTGTTAACAGAACAGCATCTGGTATATCAAGAGCAAAAGAAATTGTTGATCCAACAGGATCATATTCAAATGTTAATGTAATTGCCGATGACGGTGTTCTTTATAGAGAAGAAACATTACCTTCGTTTACTTTTACATTTAATAATAAAAACGATATTCTTAATACACTTAATACAAAAATAGAAACAAAAATAAAACAACCGTACTCAAGACAGTTTTATTATAACAAGTATGGAGCAAAAGATCTTTCTTTGTTAACAACGTCTTGGAATAGTACAACAACAAGTACAAATACAAACACTGGATACATTTATTCAAGTGGTCCTTTAGTAGTAGGTGATTATGCTACATCAAATTTGAAATATATAAAACCAGGTGCGTTGGTTAAATTTTCTTCACCAGACACAAGAAAATTCCTTAATGGAAAATTAGTTGATGCGGCAACAGATGAATCACAGGATAGACATTGGGCAAAAATAGCCTCAGTTGTTGGAGATGGAGCAAACGGCGGAGTTGGAAATTTAGAATCTGGGTTAGGACCAATAACACTAGCAGATGTTCTTCCTGACAATGCAGTTGTAAAAGCAGTAATACCACAATTAGCAACATCTTTAGGTGCAACATTAAAATCAGAATTACAAGATAGAATTACTGCATATGAAAATTTTGCATTAAGATACGATGAAACAACAGGTACATGGAAAGTTATTGCAATAACAGATGTTAGTGCAAACAACACATTTAGTTTAGGATTTGCTGGAGACGAATCAGGAACAAATTTAGATCAAAGTTGGTGGTTTAATTTTACTAACGATGGATCAACTTATACAGTATCATACAGAAAATTAGATTACATATTTGAATCAGCAGGACAAAACAAGTTTCATTTTGATCCACAAGAAAAAATTTACGACTACACATCAGGACAAACTAAAAAAGATACAATTAAACTATTAAAAAACAATACACTTGTTAGTACAGGTAACGCAGTAGGTTATCCAAATGTTTGGCAAGTGGTTGATACAATATCAGAAGCAGATGGTTATCAGGATAACAGAAAAGTAAAAGTTGGTTTCTTTGATTCAGACGATGACGGTGTTGTCGACAATCCAGAATTATTTGAAATAATGATTGAGCCTACATTAAGTGAAGCAACTAAATGGGTATTTTATGAAAAATTTGTATCAACAGATAACAATATTGAAAGATGGAGACCGTATGCATCAACTAATTTTATTGTAACGAAAAACGAGTCTAGTATTATATTACCAGGAACATACACAGACGGACAATTATTTTACTTTTACGATACAGCAGAAAACGTAGTTAAAAAATATAGTTCTACAACAAATTCTTTAGTTACGTCAACAGATTATTATGCAAGAAAAGGAAGATCATCATTGTACTTCCAATATCAACATTTTGCTGGAAACAACACAAGAATAGATCCTTCAGTATCAAATATAGTAGACATATATCTATTAGAAAGATCTTATGATACATTATTTAGAAAATGGCTTAAACAAGGTGGTACAAAACCAGCACCAAGTACATCAGATCAGTTAAGAATAAGTTATTCAAACAAATTAAATCCAGTAAAAGGATTATCAGATCAAATAATATATCATCCTGTATCTTATAAAATTTTATTTGGAACTAAATCAGAGGAAGAATTCCAAGCAACATTTAAAGTTGTAAAAAATCCTGAATCAAATATTTCAAATGCAATTATAAAAACAATGGTCACAGATACAATAGATCAATTTTTTGCATTAAACAATTTTGATTTTGGAGACTCTTTTTACTTTACAGAATTAGCGGCACATATTCACAATAGATTAGCACCGCATTTATTGACAGTTGTAATAGTACCAAATCAAACAGGACAAGTGTTTGGATCACTATTTCAAATATCAGGAACAGCAAACGAAATATTCATTAGTGGGGCCACCGTTGATGATGTAGCAATAATTGATGCCATTGGAGCAAACCAACTTCAAGCATCAGGAACAGTTGTAACATCGACCACTTCAACAACAACAACTTCAAGGTCTACATCAGCAGTATCAGGATCCACTTCAACAGGAACAGTTAGTGGTGCTGGATACTAAAGATGGCAGACAACGCAATTGACAGCACAAAAAGATACGAAGTAGTCACAGATAAAAACGGTCGTGAGTATAGAAGAACCGTTGCCCATCTTCCGCATTATTACAGAACAGATGCTAACGAAAAGTTTTTAAGTAGCACATTAGATCCTGCAATACAAAAAGGAAATCTTGAAAGATTAGATGGTTATATTGGACGATTAGATTCTTATACTAGAAATATAAGTGACAATTATTTAGGTGCAACAACTAAAAGCAGAACACAGTATCAATTAGAACCAACGGTAACTATTACAGATGTTGATACAACTTCATCAACTGTAAATGAAAAACTTAAATTTACAGCAACTTATGATGACTTTTTAAATCAATTAGGTTATTTTAATGCACCCGTAGACAATCATGATAGACTGACAAAAGAAAAAACATATTCTTGGAATCCGTATGTAGATACAGATAAACTTGTTAATTTTAGAGAATACTATTGGTTGCCAAACGGTCCAGCGGCCTTATTGGTTGATAAAATTGCAACAGGTTCAACAACAGAAATTGCGGTAAGTGTACCGTCAGTAGGTGCATATAGATTTTCAACTTACGAAGCAAAAGATAATCCTTCAATAACATTATACAGAGGCAACACATACAAATTTAAAATTGACGCAGTAGGCCATCCTTTTTGGATAATGACAGAACCGGTGTCGTCAGGCAAAGCATCAGACGGCAGTACATCGATATTGTACACAAAAGGAGTAACAAACGGTGGCGCAGATAAAGGTACAATAACATTTACAGTACCAACAGATGCTCCTGATTCATTGTTTTATCAATGTGGTAATCACGGAGCGATGCACGGTGTTATAAAAATTCAAACAGTAACAGCAACAACTAAAATTAATCCAACAGAAGATATTGTAGGTGCAGTAAATTATACAATGTGTACTGGAACAGTTTTGTCAAATGGAATGAAGATAAGATTTGGATCAAATGTAATTGATACAGAAAAATACGGAGACAAATCTTTTTACATCGAAGGTGTTGGAAGTAAAATTACATTAACTGATGTTGATGCCTTAATTACTCCAGAATCGTATGCAACAGAAACTACAATACTTTACGATTCAGTTGGTTTTGATTCAAGACCTTATGCAAAAGCATTTTATAGACCTGACAAGCACGATTACATTACAATTAAACGTGACTCAGTAGATCACAATGCATGGTCAAGATACAACAGATGGTTTCATAAATCAGTAATTGAAGCAACAGCAACAGCAAACGGATCAGAAATCTCTTTGGTTGAAGACGACAGAGCAAAAAGACCAATTATAGAATTTGATTCTAATCTTCAATTGTTTAATTACGGTACAATAGCAAAAAAATCAGTTGCTTTAGTAGATGATGTAACAAAAGATGTATTTTCATCAATGGTTAATCAAACTGGTTATTATGTTGACGGGTTAGAAGTAACAAACGGTATGAGAATATTGTTTACTGCTGACACAGATAAACTTGTTAAAAATAAAATTTACGAAGTTAATTTTGTTAAGGTAGCAGGATCAACAGTTATTGCTTTACAACTAGCAGAAATCAATGACACATATCCGGTTGATGGAGAACAAGTATATGTTGAATTTGGTAAAGCGAACCAAGGTAAAACTTTACACTATTCAACTACTGCTGGACCAGACAAAAATGAAAGCAAATGGATAGAGGGGCAAAAGAAAACAAAATTAAACCAACAACCTTTGTTTAATGTATTTGATAAAAACGGAGTTAGTTACAGTGATGATTCGATATATTCATCTACAAACTTTGTAGGGTCGGAGTTATTTTCTTACAAAATATCAGCAGGATCAACAGAAGATACAATATTAGGATTAAAAGTAAAATACAACACAATTAATAATGTTGGCGATTTAGTTTTTGAATCTGATGTTAACGGCGGAACATTCAAATATAAAACAGGTGATGACTTTATTACTCAAACAACATCAACAGGATTTACACACGAAATTACAGGATTAACAACTTATAATCCAAAAACAAACTGGAAAGAAAGATTAACAGAATCAAAACAAAGAGTAAAAAGAACACATTTTGCAACAGCAACAGAAAAAAAATTATTTGCAGTTGATGTTTACAAAGATTCAGCATCATTAACTGATTTAGAAGTTGCTGTAAAAGTAAATGGTGTAATTAAAAAAATTAATACAGATTTTACACTAGTAAACGGAACGTCAAATAAATTTGTTAAGTTTGCTAACGAATTAAAATTACATGATATTGTATCTTTATACTGTTGGTCAGCAACACCAAAACTTAAAGATAAAGGCACATATGAAATACCAGATATATTATCAAACAATTCCCTTAATGAATCGTTGAATGAATTTACTTTAGGACAAATTTCTAATCACATTATTAACGTAAGTAACAGATCATCTGACATTACAGGTATTATACCAGGACCTACTAATTTAAGAGATAAACCAGACTCGTTCTTAATAGGTGGTGCATTACAAAATCATGCAGGTTCAATAACTTCTGCGATGTTTAATTTAATTGACAAAGAAGCAAACTTTGTTACAGCATTAGATTACGCAAATTTAGAATATCAAAAATTTAAAGAAAACTTTTTAACGCAGGCAACAGGTAAAACATACGAAGGTAATGTTGCTGATAGAGTTGATGAAATTTTAATAGAAATGACGTATGTAAAAAATATTGCATCTCCTTTTTATTATGAAGACATGATTGGGTTTGGCGAAACTGGAACAGAAAGAAAATACACAGTACAAGATCCGTCAGCAACAGAATATTCTATTGATAGTATTTTTGATCCAACAACATTAAGCAATAGAGCAGTATACGTTTATAAAAATGATGTGCAATTAC